GTACCGTCCATAGTGAACTGGTCAACACGCCACTCACGACGAGACTCAGTGCCACCACCAAACAATCCTTTCTTATTACTATCAGAAGATAATGACCTCTGAGATTCTAAGATAGCAGGATCGTTTGCTCGATATTCAATCTCATATCCATCCTTACCTGCTTTGATAGTATAGGATGAATAGTCTCCTCTAGGAATATTGATAGTAGGGACTTCTCTCACTTTAGGAGTATTGTCCCTGACCACATATCCTAAAAGTCCAATATGAGAAATACCAACCAATGCTCCTAGTGCAACTGCAATACCCTTGATGGGCGACTTGCTCGGTGCTTGCACAGGGACTTGCTCGGTAACTTGCTCGGTCTCTTTTTTATTAGGATTAAATATGTCCATGATTAGAATGGCAATGCGCCACCAGTTGCACCAGGCAGTTCTGGCACTTCAGGCATTGCAGCATCTAGCATCCCTGGAAGGGCACTAGTAACTGCTTCTGTTGCTGCTTTTGTTGCTGCTGCTGTAGCACTCTCAATGAGTGCATCCTTTTGCATATAAAGATAAGCACCACCCCCTAGGACAGATAAAGAAACTAGACCAGATAACAACGCGACACCGTTAATCAATTTTTGCATCTTTCTTCTCCAGTGTAGGTGCTTGTTTTGATTCTTTTTCATCCTTCTTCTTAGAAGGCATGACTCCAAAAGTAGCTAAAGTTCCAGTAAAAACACTGGCGATAAAAGTTGGATCAATATTTTTTTGAGGAATGCCAGGAACAGTTACATAATTAAGGGTCAGAATTGCTGCTGACCAACCAAGAATAATAACTCGGACGAGAGTTGATACACCCTCATCCGCCCACTCAAATTTGTTCTCCTTTTTGGCTTCCTCTTTCTTTGGATTTGACTCCATGAGTAAAGAGCAAGGCTCTTCTATTTAGGATTCTGTAGGTTGTCTTTTCTTACCAATATTATACTTGGATTCAAGAATCCATTCAGTACGTTCCTTATATGAAATTACTTTAATCTGACTAAGTGGTGCAACATCATCAACAGAACTTTCCTTTACGAGTTCTATAAGTCCCCAATCAGAAAGAAGTTTGACGATTCTATTTCGACGCTGGATATCATTCTCAGAAAGGTTTGCTTTCTTTCCATCAAGAGCAAATAATTCTTTAAAATGAACGATATAATATTGCCCCTTCTTATGAAGAATATGACATGACTGAAACAACTTCTTTTCTTTTCTGGAAGCAACTCCAATACGAGTAAGAGTTTCTCTCACCTTTAAAAAGTCATCTGGTTGTTTAAGGTTGACCTCTACCATGTCATCCTTTGTCCATTGAACTACATTGAGTTCGCTCATTGTTTACCTCCCTTATTCAATTTATCTTTAATAAAATTTACCTGTATAGGAGTTAAAATCTCAAGTGCCTGCAATGCCTTTTCGGTAGAATAACAATAGTATTCTTTAATTGCTTCAAGATCTTTCACCTTTTCTTTTTTACCCCAAGGAGAAAATCTCTTACGGGACCTGACGGTATTTATAAAGAAATCATACTGAAGTTTCTTATCCAATCCAGGATACTGATTCATCTCATTAGAAAACATCACAGTATCCATGTGATGAGATAAACATTTATTAATAATAAATGGAGGATACTTCTTCTCCCAAAGAGGATCGCCATCCTCCATGAGATTTTTTTTAGTCAAATTGATAGTGTTGAGATAATCCTTAAGAGGATACCTGTCATCATACGACATAGTTAAGTAGAAGAAGTTCTTTACGCTGTTGCTGGTCTTTCATGTACTCACCAACTGAGCGCATGGTATAAGTATGGTCATACTCATATGGTTTCCAATCAATGAATCGAGACTTGATTAGATTGGAAGAATTATATGATACCATCTGGTCACAAGCATGTCTATCACATGCAAAGAAAAACTCATCATGGTCGAACCCTTTATGCATTCCACCCTTCTTACCGTAGAGATTAGACTTAATCTCATATGGAGGGTCTAGATATACAAACGATTCCTTCTTGTCAGTTAGAAGTTCTTCGTATGACAGATTAGTAATTCTCCAGTCTTCAATGAGTTCTCCGTAGTAGGGGAGTTTATCAATCCCTCGCATACTAAAGTTTGAGTCTGACGCCTGTTTGCTGAATGACGAGGACTCAGTGAGACCAGAGAAAGAGCACTTATTAACAATATAAAAACACACAGCAGCAGATAGGTTGGATGTTGAATCATCGTTTAGTTTCTCCTTAGCGTCTAGAAATAATTGTTTTGCTGATACTGGTTCTGGATGGGCGTTCTTTAGTTTAACCAATTCATCACGAAGTTTGCTTCCATCATACTGAAGTTCTTTCCAGAAATTATATAATGGTTCATACAAATCATTCACCCAGATATCCAGGTGAGGATACATCTGAGTGATGTAAAGAGCGACAGAACCTCCACCAACGAAGGGTTCACGAAACTCGGTATAGTCTTTGAATAGTGGAAAGAACTCCGCCATCTTTTTAGTAGCACGAGACTTACCACCAGGATAACGAAGAGGTGTCTTTAGCGATGTCATAGGATTAGTTGCTTGTCAGGAGTGATGATTTCAGGACCACCAAACAACTCATTATAACGCTTGGCGACATCAGGATTTACTTCGACACAGTAAATGACATGTTTCATATCAAGTGCAATGTCAGGATTTTGTTGGTCAATAACTGTTGCCCAGGGAGCGAATCCTACTTGCTGTGCATTTGGGATGACAACTAAACTATTTTTAATAGTAAGAATACCATCAGACCAGTCTACTACTTCAGCAAGAATTTCCTCACCAGTGATCATTCTAATCAGTTTTACGTCAATCATGTTGTCAATAGTTTTTCTAAAGGGTTTGGTTGTAAAGGTTTGAATTGGTCGGGATCAAAAAATTCCCCGTCTACATGAGTGCAACATGCAATATCTGGTCGATATCTATGGTCTAACATGCACATCAAATCTTGATGAAATGTTGTGTGGCAAGTTGGACACAAGCAAACACACTTTGCCAGTTCTTGATCAATTCTTTTCTTAGTCGATCTATTTACTAGTTCAGAAATAATCGCTCTGGTTTCATCGTCATCATCGATATGATGCCACTCATATACGACCCAACTTAAACCTACATGACAAAACTCACATCCTCCACGACGTTCAATTTCTCTATAAGTATACTCTTTATTACTTAAGTATCGATTTCTATCAGTGGCCTTTTTCTTCTTTTGCTTCGCTGTAGGATTTTCTACTAGTTGAGATTTTGTAGCTCTTAAACTATATTTTCTATAACTCATTATTCAATACCTTTAGGAAATTCTCCAATCTCAGTCAATTCATAGTCCCAGTCTTCCATGACTGTATTGGCATAGAAACGATCAGAAAGCATTTCGATTTCTTTCTCTGCATACTCTCTGGTCTCTGCTTCCAACCAAATATCAATCACTTTACCAAGTCTAAGTTTCTTGATATCTAACTCAGACAATCTCTTACTACCATCTCTCACAGCATTACCTGGTGAGTCATCAACCTGTGACCTCAGACGGATGAATACTAATGCTTTAAATTTCATTTAAATTCACACTCCACCATAATTTGAGTTAGACATGCAAGTAGATTAATCTCTTGGTCTACAACGAAAGCAGATTTATATTGATACTCAGCAATGATTAAAACTGCTGCTGCAATACTAGGACCACCCATAACGCTAGATAGATTATCATACAATTTACGCATGATAGAAGTTGGGTCTGCATCAAGATTTTGTGTCACCCACTTCTTGACATCATTGAACTTCTTATCCTTTAGTGCTGCTACAAGAGTATCAGTATTGGCATCACCTAGCGCCGCCAGAATACCAGTGTCGATAGACCCTGTGCTGGCATATCGCTGCAGTTCGTTAAGGGTTCTTCGGAAGTCTGGGAAGTATTTCTGGACGACTTCTGCAAGAACTCTAGGAGCGAAGGTGACCTTCTCGCGCCTGAGGATATCTTCACAGCGTTTAAAAAACTTAGCAGCAAGTTCTTGCTTTGTCTGACCTCTGACATTGAATTCTACTACCGTCGTTCTGCTATGTAGTGGTTCAATAATCTTGTTTTTGAAGTTACAAGTGAATATGAACCTACAGTTTTTTTGGAACTCTTCGATACTTGCACGAAGGAGAAGTTGGACATCTGGGGTTGTGTTATCTGCCTCATCAATGATAAGAACTTTGTGACGAGCAGAAGCAGTGAGAGACACAGTAGAGGCAAAGTTCTTTGCCTGATTGCGTACAGTATCCAGGAATCTACCTTCATCCGATCCATT